GCTGCCTGTCGGCGGCGTCCAGTCGAACGACTCGATCCCGGCGCGCGCGGCAAGAAAGCCATCGATGCCGTCAATGATCGCGACCGGGCGGGTGAACGTAAGCGACCAATTGCGCGGCAGAGTGTTGATGCCCAATCCCACACGCTGTTGGTAGCCGTCGCCGAACGCAGCGGTGCGCAACTGCGGCTGGATAGTGCGGGAGGCTCCGGGGTCGGGGCTGAAGGTAAAGGTGGTCATGCCAGCATGCCTCCGGGCATTTTCTCGCGCACGATGACTTCGCGCACGGCGTTACCGATCATGCGGCCCAGCTCCTGCGATTGCGGGGCATTACCTGCGACTTTGGCTCCGCTGGCGTCCACTTGCACACTGACATTGACCGGAGATGCCTTCGCATCGCTAACCGGGGCAAGTGCCTTCATTTGCGACGCAGTGAACACTCCTTCGCCACGCTGCAGGATGGCGGGCACTTCATCGCCAGCAATGCCGCCCGTGTGGTAACGCGGCGGACGTAAGCCAAGACCTCCGCCAACCAATGAACTCCATGCCGAGGCTGTTGCACTGGAAGAGGCGGCGCTGGTAGCTGCTGCCGAAGGGAAAATCGAGCCCATTACACCAGCGATGGCTTGCCGCGCTTGGATGCGGATGATGTCGGCAATGATGGACTGAGCAAATTCGCGGAATGAGAGCTTGCCGGTCGTGACGAAGTCAACTAAGGCATCTTCCATGCCGCGAAAAGCGTTCATAAAGACAGATTCAGTCTGTAATGCGACATTGCCTGCATTGGTGATGTAGTTGTTAAAGGCTTCGTTCGCGCCGTTGAGCCAGTCGCCCTGCGCTTCGGTAATTCTGGCGTAGTAGTCCTCGTAAGACTGGCGGGCCTTGGCATTAAACTCATTGATGATGGCGAGCTGCCGGTCATACTCTTCAGGGGTGATGTCGCCCCGGCGAAGCTCACCAGAGAGCGTAAAGCGCTGCTGTTCGTAGCGGTCGTCGATCTGGTTGAGGCCGGACTGCTGGTCGCGGAACCGCTGGCCTTGGCCGATACCGGCGAGATTGCGCTCGAACTGCTTGTTGATGGAATCGAGATAGGAATCTGCGGCGCGCCGGGCTTCTTCGTAAGCGCGCTGGATCTTCTCTAAAGCGCCACGCTCGCGCTCGGCGAGCACTTCCTGCTCGGCGACTGCGTTCTGGCGCACTTGTGCGAGCTTGGTTTGCGTTTCAGCGATCTTGCGGTCGTTGTCCAGCTTCTCCTTGCCAGACACGTTTTCACGCTGCAGCCGGTCAATCTGCGCGATGAGCGCCCGCTCTTCGGATTCGGCGTTTAGACGAATGAATGCGCGCTTGGCTTCGTAATATTCACGGTCCTTGACTAGGCCGGTTGCGCGCTGAGCCTCAAGGATCTTCTCGGAGTTGGCATAAGCGCCGACCAACTCAGCCTGCGCGGCCTTGATCGAGCTTATATCGAAGCCAAGCTGAGACTTTCCGATCTGAGCGCCGGCGCGGGACGCGCCCTTGTCGCGATATTTCTCCGTGATGTCGGCAATGCGGCGCTCTATCTCGATCTGAGACGCGCCGGCAGCCGCGCCTTTCTTGCGCGCCTCGGCAATCTCCCGCTCCATCTTGACGCGGTCAGAGAGGAATTTCTCGCCCTCTTTGTCAAAATCGATACGGGCCTTGGCTTGGGCGGCGGATTTCGCTTCATCCGATGCCAATCGGCTCTGCAGACGAGCATTTTCCTGCAGCGCATATTGCGTCTGCAGTGCGGCATTTAGACGCGCCTGCTCCGAAGCGATTGCAAGTTGCGCATCCTTGCCACCGCCTAGTAAACGAAGCCGCTCCAGCTTGGCCCGAGACTGTGCAATCTGCTCACTCAACTCGGCAATCTTGTCACCGCTCGTTGCCGCACGACCAAAGTTCTTGACTTCGTCTATCGCTTCCTTGGTCAACTTGGTAACTCTGGCCCATCCCGCCTCGATGTAGCCAAGATTTGCAACGATGTCCCCGGTGCGGGAGTCCATGGCGTCGGCATACGCCTTCTGCGCGACGGTAGCGGCTTCAGTCGTTTTCCCTTGCTCTTCAAGGGCTTTAATCTGCTCGTAGAGCGAGATGGTGAGGAAATTGGTCGCTTGATTGAGCTTGACGCTCGCTTCCAGCGGGGCGCGGCCAAGCTCATAAAACTGCTTAGCCGTCTCACTGACCGCTTGGCCAGCAGTCTTTTCGAGCCGCAGGGCTGTAGCGGCGAATCGCTCCAGATTATCGGCGCCAGTAGCACCGGCTGAGATGAATTCGGTAAGAGCGGCGGCGGCTTCTGACTGCGTTCCCACAACGCCATCAAGGCGTCGCGCCATCTCTGCCAAACCGCTCATAGTCTGACCGGCAGCATTCCCGGTCAGGATGAGTGCGCGGTTGAAAGCGTCCGCCTCTTCGCTGCCCGTCTTGTACGCAAATGCCAGCCCAGCCGCAGCAGCTGCAAGCAGGGTGAATGGGTTGATGAGGCCAAGGATGTAGCCGCCTAGCGCCTGCGCAGCAGGACCGATGCCGCCGAATAAGTCCTTGAGCTGCCCGCCCTGTTGCAAAAATACCTGAAGCGGCGATTGCCCGCCCTGCAAGCTGACAAAGATGTCGGTGAACTGCGCCGGGACTTGGCGCAATGCCGCAGTGGTTTGGTTGGCCGAGAGTCCGATCTTGTCTAAAGACTGAGACGCGACTGCCTGTTTGGCATTCGCGGCATCGAGTTGGTCCAGATACGGTTTGAGCGTAGAGGTGTTGACACCGCGTTGCGCTGCCAGCACCTCGAAATACTGCCGGTTGCTCCGCGATCCAGCCTCGACTACGGCAGTGGTGCGCTGTATCGAGCCAATGATGTTGCGCGTGGCCGCGTCCAGCTTTTGCGCCGATTCCTGCCCGCCCTCGCCGATTGCCTCGACGCCTTCCGAAGCCTGCTTGCCAGCCTTGGCCGCCGTGGCCCCCAGATCCGCTAAGGAGCGCTTGGCTTTGTTTATGCCAGCTTCGACGCCGGAGGAGTCTGCGGAAATCTCTATCTGTGTTTTCAGGTCACCTGCCATTCTGGCTCCTCATCATATCCAGCACAGCATCTTCCATCACGCGGATTCCCTCGAACGCCTGGGAACGCTCCTTGACAGGAACGCCAGTCAACCGCAGCACAGCCGGCAGCACACCGTAATCCAAGCCCGTCGCGCCAGCCATGCCGACGCGCCACTGTGTACTCATCGCAATGAATGTCTGCACCGCCGTCCAGTTATCCGGCCACACCTCGACAGGCGGCCCGCTCACCTCTTCCAGCGTCAAGCCGAACTCCGCTGCTTCAGCTTCAGATGGCGCTGTTTCGTAGAGGGCGCGAGCCGCCTCGATCAGTTTTTTCGGCGGGCCTTCACTAACTCATCGAGATACGTCTCGAAGATCGCCATGGGTGCGGCAATGTAGTTTTGTGCCAGGGCGGCGACGTTTTCGCGAGAAAACGGGTCGGAGAGATCCCAGCTTTCCGCCATGGCCAGAATGCGGTCCTCGGCTTCCACGCTTGCACCGTCGTCGATGAACTTTTGCAGCTCGTCGCGCGTGCGGTGCTTGAACGTGAACTCGACGTCGACCGCGTCACCGCCGGCGACAGGAATCGCCACCTTCGCGCGGAAAGTGGGATTCGGCTTGAGTTGTAGCTTGGCCATGATTACGCGGCGTAGCGGGTGGCGCGGCCTTGCAGGGCGAGCGTGAGCTCAACCGCCATAAGCTCATTTTGCGTCGTGCTTGGGGTTTCGTTCACGGAAACATACCCGTTGTAGTAGATCACGCTGCCGTTTGGTAGAGAGAAGCGAATCACGCGCTGCAGCCTGTCTTCGTTGGCCTTAGCCGCCTCGATGTAGCCGGGCAGCGTGGGATCGTCCGCCAGCGAGAGCGTGAGACGGCGCGGGCTCTTGTTGGTGGGGATTTCGCTGGCTTCGTCGGATTCGAGGAACTGGTAGGTCGTGAACTGCTGCTCGCCGCCACTGGTGGCGGTGGACAGGATTTGTGCGAGCTGGACGAAGGTGTTGACCTTGCGCACGGTGCCAGTGCCGCCGGCAGCTGGGTAGGCCGTGGTGCTGGTGGTGTCGATGCCCTCCAGATTAAACGTGTTGGCGGTCACGCCGACCACACGAACAGGCCGGTTGTTCAGTTTTGCCCAGCCCGAGCTTACTTCGATGATGTCGCCGTTGGACAGGCCGTGAGCGGTGGCGGTGGCCACTGCGGGGTTAGCGTTACTGAGCGCGGTGATGGTGATGCTGGAGCCGTAGGCAGAAGCGATTGCGAAGGTGCCGCCGTTAGGGAGTTTCACAGCCATGATATGAGCCTTTCGTTAAGACAAAAAAAAAGGCCGCATCAGCGGCCGGTTATTTCGTTAAGACAAAAAAAAGGCCGCATTAGCGGCCAGTTGCAGTTGCCCGAGGGCGGAAGTTCAATGCCAGATACTGAAGTCCTGATGCGTTCCGTACAGCCCAGTGTCGGGTTCATGGACGGCTGTGAGCGCGCCGATGGCAAAGGCTTTGAGATTGCCGGCAACGATGGCTTCTTCAGCGGCGCGGGCGAGCGCGGATGCTGCCAACCGGCTTTGTGCCCAGCAGCTAATCTGCATGCGGGCGTTGCGCACGCCCGGCATGCCAGCTTCCAGAAAGTTGATCGCTTCGCCACCGACCTGCTGGTAGACGATGAAGGGCGTATCCGTGCCGGCGGGGGCGACGTCGGGATAGACGCGGTTGCCCACCAGCGCTTTTAAAGCGTCGAAGACATTGGCTTCCAGACTCATGGCAGTACCTCGCGCAGGCTTTTGACGAGCTTGTCGTTAGCGACTTCGAGCGCGCGCTGCCGGGCCGCGTCAAAGGCTGGGCGCACGAATGGATGTGCCGGAGCGCGACTGGTGCCGCGCTCGACCATGTAGCCATAAGGCACTTTTTTGTGGTTCCAAGAGATGTGATACGTGGCGCGGGTGTCGCTGGAGCGGTCCGCCGAGAAGGCTTGGTAGATGCTTCGGCGCAGCGTGCCCGGCATAAACAGATATTTCTTTGTCTTGCCGTGAAAGATGTGCGCCTTTTCACTCTTGGGGGCGCGCTCCACCACTTCTTCGTAAAGCACTTGCGCGCCGGCCTGCGCGGCGGGGCGCACGATGGCGACGGCGGTTTCGCCGATGCGGTCGAGCGCTTGCTCTACCCTTGTGCTATCAAAGTCGATGCGCAGAAAGTCAGCCATTGGATACCCCACGGCGGCACATGAGCTGCAGTTCCGTCTTGCGCCCGTCCCGATCTAGCACGGCCTGAATGTCGTACACATGAGCGCCTTGAACCACGCGCATCTGTGCCTCGATGCCCTCGCGGTAGCGAATACGGATGCGCGTCGAGGTACCGTTCTGCGTGGCCTGCGCTGCTTGGAACTCGCGCCCGGTGAGATCCTCAATCGAGGCCCACACGGTTGCAAACTCCGCCCATGTGTCGACCGGCTGGCCGGCTTGATCCTGACCGGCTTCCAGATACTGCACGGTGACTAGGCGATTGAGCTTGTGGGAGAGCGTCACAGCCCAAGCCTTCGATCCGGACCAAGCAGCGCCAGCGCTGCCTTGTCAGTGTCGCCTCCCTCGTACATTTGCTGCATCAGCAAAAGGATGGCGGTTTTGATGGTGTCGTTCACAATCTTGCCGGCTTGGGTGCGTTCGTGCTCGGCGACGGCATTCATCCAGCGGCGGTTTGCGGCTGCCTGCGCAGACTCCCGCAATTCTGTATCCGTGAGCAGGGCGGCTGCCGTCATGGCTGACTCATAGGCCGCTTTTGCCGTGGCGAGGGCGGCCGCAGCGGCTCCGATGGCGGCATCAAGCGCGCTCTGGGTCGCGTAGATGTTGCGGTCCAGCGTCTCGACGGCAAGCCGCTCCGCCGCAGCCAGCAAGGGGGGAATTCGCGGGTCGGCTACGTCGGCGCGCAGATGGTCTGCCGCAGCCTGGGGGGCGACGAATGCCATTACTTCGCCTTGGCTTTACGCGGAACCGATACGCGCACGGGCTCGGCTTCTGGAATGGACACAGGCTCGCTGACGTACTCGGCCACGCTTTGTTCTACTAAGTGCTCTGCCATGTCAGGCGCGCAGCGCATGACGTCGCCCGGGGCAAAGCCGCCGAAGGCACTGTTGGCACCGTACTTGGTGAATTTGATTTTGACCATGATGTAATCCCTCCATGGAAAAGGCCCTCCGAAGCGGGCCTTTTGGGTTGAGCGACTACGTTTATGCCGGGGTCAGATCGCCAGCACGGATAGCAGCCGGGATTTCGCTCGTCAACGCGAGGCGACGCTCAGCGCGCAGGGTGATGAGGTTCTTGGTGAAGTTGTCGGAATCAGACTCGGACATTTGCACCACGACGCCCTCGCGGTCATAGATGTTGCCGTGCTGGCGGAAATTGCCGACGGCGAAGGTGTCGGCGGTCATGCCAACCGATTTGACGACCGGAACACCCCACAGCATCGGCTGCCCGGCAGCGTTGTAGGACACGCGCACGGCATTGCTGGTAGAGGTGAGGAGGTCGATTTCGATTTGCGCCCAGTCTGCAGGGTTGAGTACCATGGCATCCGGCTCGTACCCAGCAACCTCAAGATCGGCAATGATTTTGCGGATCAAGACGAGCTTTTTCAGTGTGCTGCCAAGGTCTGCATTGGCATAGCCGTGGGCGGTGAAGTTTCCGGTGTCCATGAAGCCGGAAATGTTCGGGGCTACGCCGTCGCCTGCAACGAGCTGCGTCTCGACCTTGCGCTGGACGCCATAGCGCATGCGCGCCTCGACGTAGGCGGCTAAGGCGACGTTATCCATCGCAAGTTGGCGGGAAATCTTGATCCAGTGAGCGACGGTGGAGACCGGCATGTTCACGAGCGACCATGTGAGCGCTGATTCGGGCTTGGCCGCGCCTTCTGCGGTTTCTGCTGCCGAGTTGGTGAAGGAGGCTTCTTTGGTGTACTCAATGGCGTTGCTGGTCGTCGGGATGTGCGAGTACAGAGATTCGATGGTGAGTACCGATGAGGCACCGGGAACGATACCGGGGCGACGATCAGGGGCAACAGTGGCATCCGATCCGGTCAGGGTGTTCTTGACTTCGATGCGGGCTTTTTGCGTGGCACCGGACTGGAAGGCTTTGTAGCTTTCGCTCTTGGTGAACTGCTGGCCCCAGCCGTCATCGGTTTTTTCGCCTTCGGGGCGCAAGACGCCTTTTTGCTCAAGCTGGGTGAGGCGGTCGGCCAATTCGCGCTGCTGGGTGCCGATAGTGTCAAGAGCAGCTTTGGTGTCGGCACTGACTTTGCCCAGGGTCTTTAGCTCGCCGTCGGCCTTTTCGGACATGGCGGCCAAGTTGGACTCGACCTTTTCCAGGGATTTCATGATGACTTCGATGGTCATGGTGTTGCCTTTCGTAGAAATGAAAAAGGCACCCGAAGGTGCCTTGATTTGCGGAATGCGCGCCTATGCGCCGAGGGCTTCCAACCGCTTGAAGCGGTCGGCTAGTTCGGCGAGTGATTTCGCATCGATTTGTTCTCCGGCGTCCCGCTCGTTGAACAAGACCTTTGCGCGAGCGGTCAGCGCCTGTGCCGCTCCTTTACTGAGGCCGCCTGCATCCCGCAAGAAGCTCTCGAATTCTCGAATGGTTTCGATGTGGTCGATCTCCGCAGCCAGCATTTCGGCAAAGGCTTGGCCCTTGACGCTGGAGAGGTCAATGCGCGCGGCACCGTCGGCGGGGAACACGACCGGGGAGACTTCCATCAGGGTGGACCATTTACGAATGATCCGGCCCGTCTCGGTTTCCTCGAAATCGCCTTTTTTCAGCATGCCGCCGATGGAGAGTCCATCTAAGGTGCCGTGCTGCATTGCTGCGCGCACGTCGGATGCCAGCGCCAGGCCGGGCGTGAGCTCGCCTTCGACATAGAGGCCGTGGTCGTCTTCTTTGGCGACGGTCCATTTCCCGATAGGGATGTTCCATTCGTGGTTGAAGAACATCTTTGGCTTGCCGTTGTTGCGCAAAGTGGATGCGAAGGCACCTTTGATGATCGTGTCGCCGTAGCAGTCGACGCCACCAAAGACAGAGGCGTATCCGGCGAACTTGCCGGTCTCGCCGTCCATCTTGAGGCTCACATCATTGAGCGAAATTGTTTTGTGTAGAAGCATTAGAGCCCCCTTGAGATTGAACTTGTCCGAGCAAGCGCAGCGGCGCAAGGTTGGTTTGTGCGGTCAACTGGTCAGCGCCGTCCATCGGCGGCAGGTTTTCTAGTTGGCGGCACTCGGCGCGGGTGGCGATGCCGTTTTGGACGAGTTGCGCGTAGAGTTCGGCGCGCTCTTTGGCGTTGCCGCGCAAGAGTGCGTCGAGGCTGAACTCTGCCGTCATGCGCGCACGCTGAGCGGCTGTCATGACTTGTTTGCGCACGGCTTGCTCGATGTTGACTAACATCGGCCGGACGGAGAGCTTGTGCCAGCCGTCGAGAATAGCGTCGATGCCGCTTCCCCAGGTGGTGACGTTGGAGTGGTGCGCAAGGACGGGCGGGACGTCGAACCAGCGGCAGACTTCTTCAATGCCGAAATGCCGCGATTCGAGCAATTGCTGGTCCTCGGGCGATAGGGCGAGCTGCTTGTATTCCATCTTGGCTTCGAGGACGTACAGCCGGCCGGTATTGCCAAGCGCCATCTCACCAAAGTTCCTGCGGATGGCTTCGCGCTGATTTTCAGTGAGGACGCTGTCGACCATCAGCACACCTGTGGGCTTGCCGTGCGTGCCAAATAACTTGCTCGCCGTGTTCTGCGCCTTGGCCGCCTCGTCGGTGGTGGCGCGCATGAACTCTAGTTTTGATAGGCCGATGGTGCCGTTGCCCAGGTTTTTCAGGTGCAGCACGTTGGCAGCGGAGAGCACCGCGACATCGGTATCAACGCGGTACTGATAGACCATTTGCCCGTCGGGCATGACGTAGGGCGTGACTTGATCGGCAGGCATGGGCCAGAGGCTGATGGCCTCTTGGGTGCGTGGGTCACGCTCGATGCGGGCGTAGGCATTGCCGCGCAGGTCGTGATTCATCATCATGGCGCGCCAGAACTCGAACGGTGTCATGCGCGCGTTCGGGCTTTCGTGGAGCAGTGAGTAGAGCCGGGATGTGCGGGCGAGATCCTTTTGCCCATTTTCCATGCGTTCGTAGACAAAATACGGTAACGAGGCGACGACATTGGCGCGGCGCTCGATGCAGGACCAGACGGCGGCAATTTGGAGCGCGCCGTCGCTGCCGATAAGCTGCGTTTCTTCCACTAAGGGCGCAGTGGGCAGCGGGCGCTGCTCACCCTGCCTCTCGGACAGGGCACCGCCGACCCGGAACCAGCCGAGAAAAGTCGAAAGAAATGCCATTATCCGAACACCGGGTTGTTAAGGAAGTCGTTGATGTTGTTCCCGACAGGGTTCAACGACATGAGATTGACCGCATTGAACAGGGCCATCAGCGGGTCGATTTTTGCTGTGCCGGAGGCTTGCTTTGTAATCAAGATGGCATTCCCTCTCGGTTCTATCCTTGCATTGCTCACGCACCATGCCATTAGGGGCTGACCACCATGGACCATGCCGCCCTCCGCTAGCTTGCGTTCGGCTGTTTTGATCGCGCCCGTGAGCTTCCAGCCTTGGCTTACGCCGATGATTTTTTCCTGCGGTACTTCGGCCTCAACTAGTGCGTCGAGAATGGCTCCTAGTCCGGCGGGGTCGCAGCCGACTCGATCTAGGAGACCGCGCGCTTCGATGCCGGCCACGATGTCGGCCACTTCTATGACGTCTTCACCCATGTGCTGCACTAGTGTCAGATCGCCGTCTCGCGCGAAGTCGTGGAAGCGGCTGGCTTCGGATTTGCGGCGCTCCAGTACGCTGGGATGGGCCCATGCATGCGTCCAGACCAGCCATTCCCGCGTGTCGCGGTGCCGGCCGACTACGGCGAGGCCGAGCAAGTCGTCCAGGCCGCCGCCATCGATGCCGATATCAACGACTTCAGAAGACTCTAGGAGGTAGTCGAGCGTTATTTCAGGACGGGCCTGCTGTTCCCAAAAGTCCGCACCAGCCCAACGGTCAGAGCGGAGCGCTAGACCGATCTCGACATTCAGGTGCTTGGCAAGAAAGCCGCGCACCTCTTCCTCGCCGGATTCTTGGGCTTTCTTGTATTCGCGTTCGATGAATTCGGCATCAACCGACTTGCCCCAGTTGGGGTTGACCAAGCGGAAGTTCGCCGGGTCGCGATGCTCGCCCCGCTTGACCATGTCGTCGGGGAACTCATAGATCACGGGGACGAACCGTGGATCAAGCACTTTGCCGTCGCGCACGTCGCGCGCGTATTGCAGTTTTTGCTTGAATACGCCAGCGGGCGGCTCGTCAGATTGCGTCGTGAGGTAAATGACGAAGCCTTCGGGGCGCGAGGCTAGACCGCCGATTGCTTCGCGCAGCATGTTGGCCGCGTTCGGCATCTTTCCGAATAGCCAAAGCTCATCAATCAGTGTGCCGACTGACTTTGTGCCGCCGACCGTGTTGGAGTCTGCTGCGAGAACCTTGAGCGATGCCCCGCTTTGACGATGCGTGATCGTCTTGATGTGCGTTTGGGTGTGCATCAGGTCAGACAGATCCTCGTCCGCCTGCTCCGAACACATGTCTTTAGCCGGGTCGTAGCTGTTGCCGGCAATTTCGACCGTCGGAGCCAAGATGGTGAACTTGGCCGACTGCCGCCAGTTGCGCACCAGGGCGGTGAGCATGATCGCCGCTGCTAACGTGGATTTGCTGTTTTTCTTGGGAACGCAGACAAACCATTCCGTTATCAGCCGCCGGCCGCTCTCGGCGTCGTACGCGCCGAAGATCGATGCCGCCAGATCAAACACCCATTGCTCGCACGCTTCGCCAAAGGTCGGCGATCCGGGCGCGTCCACAATGCGCAACTCGCGCATCACGGCAAGTCCCGCCTCGGCCTCTTCCGGGAAGATCGGCGGCGGAATAATCGACTCACCCCGCTTGAGCCGATCAGCCCAGTCAGGGCAGGCAGTGCTCCAATCAGGCACGGCCAACCAGCTTCAACGGCGCAGCAGCGGCAGCAAACTTGCCGGATGCGGCTTTCTTCGCCTTGTCGGCACGCTCATCCTTGGTGCCGCCGTCGCCTTTCTTCACGTGCGTGTACTGCACACCCGCGATTGCTGCGCGTAACTGGAGCGGGGTGACTTCCACTCGACCTAAGGCTACGTCATGCAGTAGTTGCAGCAAGTCTTTGTCACCCTGCAACACCGGCTCGGGCTTCGGTTTCGATTTCCGCCCGGCATTCGCACGAGCGCCACCGCTTCGTCCTTTTACTCCGGGCATTTGAATTCCATTTGAAAGGGGGAAATTTTCCGCAAATGAG